GTTTGGCTTGAATTGTAACCTTCGCCCAAGCTCCCTATATGCCGTGCCACGCACTTCCGGCTTCAACTTTGAGCACTGGGTAGCAATGGCATGTATAGCTGCCCTGGTGAGTTCCATCTCATACACGCCGCCTTCATAGGTGGTAAATATCGGCGTATATCCCGACAGCATCTTGAAGTAGCCCTTGATTTCCTGCATTGAAGGCCGCTTGAAAATCTTCTCAAAAAGACCCAATTATCTCACCTGCCTTTATATGATGTTGAGGTAGTCCTGGTAGTTATTGAATAGTACCGTGTATGCTATCAATAAAGAAACCGCGCCGTCTATGCGCTGCCTGCTGCTCTGACCCTTGACCGGTCGGATATTGTCATTGTCATCGCGTTTTACATTGACGTTCGTCAAACACCATTTCAGCACGGGGTTGTTTCCGTAAACAATCTTTTTGGCACACAGGTCCGCCCCCATCTCCTTCATGGGCTGGCTCAATGTTTTAGCGCCCTGCCGGACCTCAATCATTGTAAAGCCCATGTCCTTCATTTCCTGAACCCAGTACTGGCTGTTCCATGGGTCGTAGCCTATCCAAAAAGGTATAATGCCGTATTCCTCGTACATCTTCACAAACCATGCGGTAACGTCAGAGTAATTAACCTTGTTTCCCGGACATAGTGTCAACAGTCTGCGTTCTGCCCATTTATCGTAGGGTATTTTATCCTCCCTCACTCGTTGCTCAAGCAAATCCTCGGGAAGGAAATACTGCTGTATGACATATTTCTTTTCGCTTCCTGGTTTCATCATGAGTAAGGTCGCGCAACTCAGGTCCGTTGTGCTTGACAGGTCCGCGCCGCCGATTGCATAACAACCGCGGAATTCATCAATGTCGAATGTTTCTTCGTTGTTTATTTGCTCAAAAGTCAACCAGGTTCCGGCGGCGGTTTCACGGATGTTAAAATCTTTTGTTAGCACTGTCGGCAGGAAATTCGGGTCATGCTGGGCTCTTTCAACATTTGCCGCCAGCTCGGCAAAGTCTTTAATTGTCCCAAGCCCAGGATTAGCCTTCTCCCACATGCGAAAATCGGTCCATTCGTTGCGGTCATCAAGCTCATATATGAAGGCAAGAAATCTCTCGTCCTCAATGATGCCGTCAAGCACCTTGCAGGCATAATTGTATATATCATCAAAGATGCACTCGCGGACAAAGCCCGCGGTTGTAATCATATCAAGCAAAGGCTGTTCCCTGGCTGTCATTGACTGCTTCATTACGTCATACAAGTTGCGGTCTTTAATAGCGTGCAATTCATCCATGATGCAATAGTGTGTATTGAGACCATCCAGGCTGTTGGAATCCGATGCCAACGGCTCAAACTTCGAGAAGGCCACGGGAAAATAAAGGTCGCTCTTGCGCTTCTTCACATACTTTGATAGCGCGGGAGATTGTGAAATCATGTTCACGGCCTCGGTGAACACGATCCTGGCCTGGTCCTTTTTAGTGGCTACAGAATATACTTCCGCGCCGCCTTCTCCGTCACCCACGAGCATATAATTTCCTGTAGCAGCCTTCTCCGTTGACTTCCCATTTTTCCGGCCCACCATGGTAAAAACTTCACGGCAGCGCCTCAAGCCAGTTTCTTTATGCACAAAGCCATAAACGGCCTGGATTTTGGCCTTCTGGAAAAGCTCCAGTCTCACAGGCTTCCCGATCCATTTGCCTTTACTATGTCGGCAAAACCGCTCGATAAACTCAATTGGCCTTGTTGCTTTTTCAATGTCAAACACCCACGGATCTCGCGGGTGTTTGAGCTCGTCAATTATTTTTTTGTACTGCTGATATAGTCGTTTGCAAACAACAATCTCATCATATTCTATCCTGTCCCAATATTCCTGGATGTAATTGGGTAAACTCATTTCCTCACCCTCGATTTTACGAAGGCCATCAGCTCATCATCGATATTGGGAAGGCGGTCAAGCAACTCTCTCAACAGGGGTTTTGGAACTTTATCCCACCAGCCCAATCTTTTTAAATACCCGCCACAAACTTCACATACATCACCATCTATCTTTTCCCAGCCTGGTTGATAATGGCCACATTCAGAACAAACGCAAAGCATTTTCCTCCCTCTGAATTTAGGGTCAATCATCGTAATCCCCTCATCCCTTCGCCTTCTTCACGAACGCCATTAGTTCATCCTCGGCTGTTTTCTTATCCTCGGCAGGTATCAGCTCTAAAAGCTGTTTTATAACACTCGAATAGTTCTTAATCATCGAATTGTAAACCTTGCTGGCAGGATGCTCTCTTAACATTTTCTGTTTGCCCTGTTCAAACATTTCTACAGGACCTTCGTTATTCATTATCTCTTGTAACTCAATGAGGGTAGCATACATGAAAGCAGCCTGTTCCTTAAGTCCTTTGATTATCTTCTGCTTATCTTCCTGTATATTCTTGAAAAACTTATTAAGTTTTCGTAATTCTGCTTTTATCAATTTATCTTTCTGAATCTTATCCATATTTTGCCACCTCTTTAATACCCCCCTCGTGCGTGAAATCATTCCGAGGTTTTTGGAGGGGGCCGCCTCCGGTCCTCGACGACTACCTATCGCTTTGAATAGGGGGGAGTATTATTTCTGCACGAGATTCCCGCCCTCATCAAACGTCAAGCCATTAGCCGTTGCATCTGTGCTATGATGCTCATTATTGTGGCAATCTTGACATACTAATTCAAGATTCTCCCAACTCAGCGTTACATTCGGGTCATTGATATTCTGCGGTGTAAGATGTATCCGATGGTGCACAATAAGTCCAGGTCTGCCGCATCTCTCACATAGCCCATGTCGAAAAACAAAATAGGCATCGCGGCAATCCTGCCATACTTTGGATTTGTAAAATGGTTTCGCCCACTCTTTCACATCTACCGCCTCCCACCCCTAGCCATACGTTGAAGCGTCCGTTTAAACCAAAAGCCGCCCTTTCGGACGGCTTCGCAAAATTCTACGATAGTATTGTATCATGGATTTTAAGATTTTTCTTGCACTCTTTTTGCATTCTTTAATAATCAACTAAACCATACATAGCTGTAGTGAACTTATATAAAGCTTTATCTTTAATGTTATAAATCTGCCTTTGCTCGTACTTCAACTTTGACATAAGCTCCTCAACATGATCCTTAGTAGGGTGAATGTAGAATAAATATAAAACCTCGTACTCGTTTTTATCTAAAGCCCCAAGCCCACGTTCAATCATGTTTACAAGGCACTTAGTTGCTTTATATGTAGCCTTAAGCCTGTCACGCTCAACAATATTATCAAGAAGCTTGTCCTCAATCTTTGTACCGCCGCCATGAACGGGAACAGGTGACAACGTTGAACCTTTTATTGCTGTATAATTTTCATTAAGCACCTGAATTCTCTCAGCCATATTTGTAAGGCTCATTTTTTGCGCTTCATACTTTCTTAAATCTTCAATCGCTACTTTTTTCCAGTCCATTGATTAACCTCCGTTCTTAATTTTCTCAATTCTTGCTTTTAGACTCTCAATAAGCTTGTCCTGGGTCGCTCCTTTATCGTGTAAGGCTTCAGCAACGTCCTCGTCTCTGCCGCCTTCCACTACAAGGTGGTGGACTATAACCTTCTGCTTCTGCCCCTGGCGGTGAAGTCTTTTATTCGCTTGTTGATACAGTTCCAAAGACCAGTTAAGCCCGAACCAGATAACATGATTTCCGCCGTCCTGCAGATTTAGACCGTATGCACATGAAGCAGGATGCGCTAAAAGCACATCAATCTGTCGGTGGTTCCAATCGATTTCATCTGCCGGACCGTTTAGCCGGCGAACCCGTAGCCCTGTTTTGCTTAATGCTTTTTCCAGCCTCGTAAGGTCATGCTGGAAGTTATAAAATACAAGTGCCGGCTGTCCGTTAAGCTGCTCTATCAACTCAAGAAAAGCTTCGATTTTGCAGTCGTGTATTTCAACAACATTGTGATTTTCATCGTAAACAGCTCCGTTACAAAGCTGAAGAAGTTTGTTTGATAGAACCGCGGCCGATCCGGCGTCAATTGTGTTTTCGTCAACCTGAAGCAGCATCTCTCGTTCCAGTTTTTCGTACAGCTTTTTCGCCTTTTCATCCAGTACAACCGGTATGTCATTTACAATTAATTCCGGTAGAGTTAAATAATCATCCGCTTTCATGCTCACACAGATATCGCCAATCAAACGGTGGATCGCTTCATCAGCTCCCAATTTTGGCGTGTATGTAAATATCTGCTGCGCATTTCGTTTGTCAGGCTCGAAAAACCTTTCGCGAAAACCGCCTATCGTTTTTCCTAATCTTTGACCACCGTCTAAAAGGTAAACCTGCGCCCATAAATCTATTAGCCCATTCGGCGCGGGTGTTCCGGTCAGCTCTACAATCCGTTTAATGTGCGGCCGAATCCATTTTAAGGACTTGAATCGCTTTGCCTGGTGGCTCTTAAAGCTGCTGCTCTCATCGATAATCACCATATCAAAAGGCCATGCATTGCGATAATACTCAACAAGCCAAGAAACGTTTTCCCGATTAATCACCCAAATATCGCCCGGTGTGTTTAATGCCTTTATGCGTTTTGTCTCACTTCCAAGCACCGGAATCACTCTCAGGTTTTTCAGATGGTCCCATTTTGCGGCTTCCTTGCTCCAGGTTGCTTCCGCAACTTTCTTCGGCGCTATGACTAAAGTTTTATTTATCTCAAAGCGGTCATATTTCAGGTTTTTTACTGCAGTCAGCGCTATAACAGTTTTGCCGAGTCCCATGTCCAGAAATAAGCCTAAAGCCGGATCCGACTCAATGCGGTTGATACAGTATGTTTGATACGGATGCGGGTTAAATACCAACTAAGTCACCTGCTTCTTTTTTCGGCTTGCAGAAAAAGCTCATAATGCTTATAAAGCTGTTCACGCCTTCCAAGCTGTCAATTATCCATACCTCATGACCTAACTTTTCTAAATCGCTATGCTGCTTTAGTTGTATCATCGAAGGTTTTTTGCCTGGTGCTTTTAGTTCCACAAATTTAACCACTCCGCCGGGAAAGCAAACCAATCTGTCAGGAACTCCATCATTACCGGGCGAAACGAATTTATATGCTTTGCCGCCGAGTTCTTTAACTTTTTTTACAAGGTATTGCTCTATTTGTTTTTCACACATTTTTCAACCCTCCGATAATCCTCGCGCGCGCGTGCGCGCGTATATGTTTATTTAAATTAGGCGCGTTAGGCGGTATACATACTCTCTATTTCTTTATTTTTTCTTTCTATATATAAAAGTGTAGAAAGTGTAGTAATATAAAAATTTCCCTTTATTTTCAGTGCTTTTTGCACCTACACATTTAACTACACTTGCTGGTTAAACTGTAGCAACTGTAGTAAAGCATTTACTACAGATTTTAAACTGTAGTATTCAAAGTGTAGTAACTGTAGTTAGAACTCGTCCGTAATCTCATATCCTCTTTGATTTCCGTAGAACGCAAATTTGATAGGGTAGTCTAGTCTTTTTAACCCTTTAATTGTTGATAGAATTCCGTTAATTTCTCGAGTGTCTGTTTGACGCATTAAACTTATGTCTTTATTAAAGCATTCGCACCAGATCTCTGCGGCACAAACCTTCGTCCGCGTCTTGGTTTCAATGCTTTCATGCCTGAACTCGCCGCTCCAGTACATGCGCCTTTGCTGCAGATTCCGCTTTTCCCAGTCAATGGGTATCGGCTTTTTAAGGAATTCGATTATAATGCCTTCTTTGGTATTGCTTACTTTGTGGGATTCCTGTTCAGCTCGTGATATTTCTTCGGCTTCGCCGGTGAGGTAAAGAATCTCTCCTAATTGCCAGGATACATAAGCTTCCGCCCATATCTGGTCTACTTCGCTTTCAAGTTCGGTAAATACGTTCTTTTTAGGCTTATTTATACCTACATCCACCGGCCAAAAGCGTCTGTTGCCTGTTTGATCGCGAAGGAACTCGCTGTCGTTTGTTGAACCAAAGAATACACAGCGGCGGGGATAAACAGCTGTGCGGCGGCCGTACGGTTCCCTGAAAATATCATCCGTCCGGCTAAGGAACTGCTTTACGGCGTTGATTTCAGAACGGTTAAGGCCGTTTAATTCGCCTATTTCGTTTATCCATATACCCTGTATCATTTCGCAGGCTTCTTTTCCCTCAAATGTCTGCAGATTATCGCTGTACCATTTCAGCCCGAGAAGCCTTATAAATGTACTTTTTCCAATGCCTTGAGGCCCTGCTAAAATCGGCATAAAATCGAATTTCGTACCGGGGACCATTGCTCTTGCGACTGCAGCAGTCAAACTTTTTCTTATAACTGCTCTTGTATAGGCGTTATCTTCAGCGCCAAGATAGTCAATCAAGAGGGTATCAAGCCGTTTAATGCCATCCCATTTTAAGGACGTGAGATAATCTTGAACATCGTTTATCCGGTGTTTAAAAGCACATAGAGCGGTTGCGTCATAAATGCGGTCTTTGCCGGTTATACCGTATACTTTTTCTATGTAGTGTCTTAACCCGGCATCGTCCGTGTCTCCCCATTGCCTGCGCTTATCACGAGAATCCCAGGGTAGCGCTCCGAGTGCTAAGCCCCTGTTTGCAAACTCGTCATAAGCAATTTTGCCTTTTAAAAGCGGGTCGTTCTCTAAGATAATTAGCACGTTATCCGTTGTTTTTGCCGGGGCTCCGGTTGACGGTGAAACTGTCAGCTTATTAATCCAATCAAGAGAATCACCGCTGTCTATTGGTGTTTCGGCAAACGCTTCCGTAGCTTTGTCATACCGTTCCTTATTGAGCAGCGCGGCAACGCCGGCATCCTCAATGGCAAACTTGCACATTGCCGTATAACTTGGCAGTCTGTTTGTAGGCGTTCCAGGCTCGGCTTTGTCGTCCAGGTCCCCGAATTTATGAATACGTACGAGGTCAAACGCGTTTACAAGCTTACCGGAACAGGGGTCTGTTGCGTGGTGGGAATAGAGGAACTTGCCGTTGTCATAGACTATTGCTCCGCCTGTCGTAGAACCTCCGGTGTAGGTGTATCTGTCATGTCCTGTGTCGCATCGCTCGTATACCCCGGGTATCAACTCGTCTATTGCTCTGTAAATGTCATAGGTTTTGCAAAACGCGCCTACTACGCCTTGTTTTTCGAGAGGGTCGCCTTGCTTTTTTGCAAGCTTGACGTAGCTGTCCTGTGTTCCAGGTACCTGCGGCCACTCCTCTACATTATGCCAATCGTTATACATGGCGAGCATGCCGTCAGCGGAGAGAAAAGGCTTGTCCCTGAAGTAATACACATAAATGCTGTCAGATGAACACGACGGCCAATACATCAGCCTGGAAGCTTCAAATGTTGACGGATCGCAGAGTTCTATTCCGATGAAGCTTGCCAGCTTACGGGCAATAGGCTCGTATTCATCTGCTGTCATTGTTCTATCGGTTGGAATAAGCACACGAAGACGGGGAGCTGCTTCACAATGCTTGCGTGTTGAATAAATGCAGTATCCGCAACCCAATCCATCGATTCGGCGTATAACGTCTTGCGTGCCGCCGGCTTTGATGTTGTCGAGGTCGAGCGTGATTATATCCCTGCCGGTTACAGCGGCTGCTTTGCGGCGGTTACCTTCTAATGTTCCGGCCACAAAACCGCCGACATCCTTTAAATCGTCCTGTTGACCTTTTGGTAACGCCATATATTCCGCAAGCGTTTCCTTGCCTCTGACCGGCGTTTTCAGCTTTTCAACAAGCTCGGACCATAGAAGCGTTGAGGACGGCCAGGTAGTAGCTTTTCTGTTTCCTGCGGTGGATATTGTAATTTGTCTGTCATTTATAAACATGAGGACATAACCCCTTTACAATTTGTAAATATTGGGATATAATAAAGAAAAATTTAAGTTTAATAGTTGATAAGTTTTCATCATGCTTAATCCTTCTTATAAAACTCCGTAATAAACCCTTCAGCACGAAGCAGTAAACCCGGAGCCCATGGAATAGGTCGCCCCATAATTTCACATACTTGTCTCAACCTATCCTCAATATCAGCTCCATTCGGAACATCAAGCACGACTTCGTCGTGTATGTGCATTACGATTCTGTAACCTGCTTCTTCAAGCCGTAGCATTGAGATTGCCAGACAGTCCCTTGCTATGGCTTGTACTATGTTTTCAACGAGCTTTCCGCCCCATGTATCGAGTACAAGCCACTTCTTTGATTTCTGGTCCATTCCGCAGTAATGAATACTTTCGTTACCGAATTGATTCTGCGAGAGGAAAGGCTTTGTGTAATAAAGTTTTCTGCCGCTTGGTAGCGTGATTGTTAAAAAATCTTGACCGTTTAGAATGTCTCCTTCGCGGGAAAAAATAATACTCCTTACACCCGTTTGCCGTGCCGTTCTCATACACTCGAGAGCGGCACTTTCTATTCCATACCAAAGGTCAACAATCCGCTTGTTGGCGGCACGCCATCTACGGACAATATCCGGCAGTTCTTCCTCTGTAAGCCTCTGTTCAAGCGCTCCCATACTGATAAGTGCTCCGGTTCCTCCGCCATAACCTAAAGCAAGGGTTGCAATTTTCCCTTTTTGCCTGAGTGCGTATTCAGGATTTCCTTTGACTATCCGCTCTATCGGGACGCCAAACATCTGTGATGCCGTTGCCTCATATATCTTTCCATGGCTCGCAAATACATCCATTACCCATTGTTCGCCGGCAAGCCAAGCGACGATTCTTGCTTCTATGGCGTTGAAGTCCGCAACGATTAGCATGTTGCCTTCTGATGGAATAAACGCGGTGCGTATAAGCTGGGATAAGGTGTCAGGAACATTACCATAGAGAAGCTTTAAAGCGGTTACATTTTTCTGTTTTACGTACTTTCTTGCCAGCGACAGCGTAGCGAGATAATTCCGAGGAAGGTTCTGCAGCTGTACAAAGCGGCCGGCCCAGCGCCCCGTACGGTTCGCGCCGTAGAATTGGAATGCCCCGCGGATTCTTTGGTCCTTACAAACGCCTGTCTGCATCGCGTTGTACTTTTTAATGCTTGTTTTCGCCATCTCCTGGCGGATCTCAAGCATGCGTTTTGCTGTCTCGCTACTTAATTTTTTGCCTTTCAGGAGAGCCTTTACGGTGTCTTTGCGTAAGTTCTCAACATCCTGTCCTGTTTCATCAGAAAGCCATTGCAGCAGTTGAGAAACGCTGTTTGGATTCTCAAGTCCTGTTAAAGCGGTTGCTTCTGACATTAGCTCGTTTTTTATGGTATCGTGTACTGATAATGCGCCGTCGATAAGGTCGATGTCGACTTTTATGCCGCGCGCGTTGATGCGCTGGTCGAGTTCCCATTCTTTTTGTATCGCGTCGGGAACGGGGAAGGAAAAAAGCCTTTTCTCAATCTCCATCTCGGTTACAACATCCTGGCAACAATACTCCTTAAACAGCTTCCACTTCTCCGGCTCATGGTGCGGCAGTGTTCGGGTTCGGTAACCGTTCGATTTAGAGGGCGTGCAGGGAACGCAGAATGTTCTTATAAGCGCTTTTCCTATCGACAGCTTTTGCTTTTCCTGCGGCAGTCCTAACGCCGCGCCGGTTGCTTCCAGTCCGGCGGTATATCCGCAGTAAAGACCATGCAGCATAACACAGCGCCATTGTGAAAGCCAAGCTGTATTCGCTTGATTATAAAAGTATTTGCACAAGCAATACCACTCGAAGGCGGCGTTATATGCGTGTTTAAGTACATTCGGATCGAAAAGAGCGTTTAAAACAGCGTACGGAATGCTTTCTCCTTGTGCCAGGTCTATAATTTGAACCGGCGCATAATCGAAGCTATATGCGAATAAAAGTATTTGGAAATCGGGGGACTCCACATATTTGTAGAGCCCCGATTTCTTTATATCTATCGACGAGAAGGTTTCTAAATCGATAAACAGGTTTCTCATGGTTTACATCGGCATTCCGGTCAAGGGGTTTATCTGCGAAGCTTGATAAGCTGAAGCCGGTTGCTGATTAAACGCAGTTTGCGGTTGAGGTTGATAATAACCCGGCTGTTGTGATGTTTGGTGGGTTCCGGCCTGTGGATATGTAGGCTGTTGTTGCGTAGCCGGAGCACCTCCGAAAGCTTCAGCAGCGGTTATACGACCTCCGAGCGGTTCACCGTCTCGAGTTTTCTGAACAGGTCCGAGACCGCATCCGATTCCTTTTTTTCCAGCGGCGTTATAAGCAAAGAAGTTTATAGAAACACGCGCATACATTCCGCTGTAAATCTCTGTTGGATTAATAATCGGATTGAGGTTTGTGTCCACAACTTCCGGTTGCTGCTTGCTTGACGCAGTCATAACCCAGTGTCCCTTGCACTCTTCGCCGAACGGTTCTCCATTCGGTCTTAAGCCGTCTCCGTCATAAATGGGGATGGCGGGTTGCGCCGGACGCGTTCCGTTCCACTTGCTGTTAATTCCGTCCTGAATGGCGGCTTGAATAGCTGCGTCAATACGCTGCTTTGTAGCAACGTCGGATTTCGGTATTAAAAGCGTTACGCTGTATTTTGGTTCAGCGCCAGGTTGATTAGCATGAGGTTTTAAAAGATGCTCATAGCTGATGCGTACTTCGTTTGTGATAACTTGTGTTGGTTTTAAGTTTGACATTTACAATTCCTCCGTTTTTCGTTTAGTCTTTAAACACTTCTGCTGCTTTTGGTTGTGCGGTTATCGCTTCGCGTTTGTCGCTTTCTGGAACAAGTGTCGGTTTTCCAGGGGGTTTGATAACATAGCTGTCGAGCAATTCGCTGAATTTTTTCTTGCCTAAAAGACTTTCGACCGCTGTAAGTGTAATAGGTTTACGCTCGTAAAGTACTGCTTCATCGTAGCCTGCTGATTTGAGTACCTCAAAAGCTTTATCAACATCTTCAAACTGTCTGTTGCTTCTACCTTCAACTGCTTTCCAACCCGGAATTTCTTCGCCTGAAAGCAGGGCAGAGAGCGCATATTCTTCAAGGTCTGTAACCCATTCTTTTAAATGCCGGGCTTTTACAAGTATTTCTCCGACCTCCGCGTTGCTGATCAACGGTGGCTTCATATAGCCGAAGCCTTCCAGCGCAGTCATAGTTTCGCAGCGAGCTCGGCATTGCGATTTTGCTCGGCAAAAGTTGCACCATTCGCCAGGGCGATAATCGCCCTCACCTTTAAAGGCTTTTTCTGCGATTGGTTTTATCTGTTCAGCCCATTGGAATAATGTTTCTGTTGTGGTTTCCCATTCGCTGATATTGTTTAACCGAGGTTGAACAATTGCTAGCTTCACGTTGATAATTTCGTACAGCATAGAATACTTATGCAAAGCTCCTAAAGCGTACAGCTTCATCTGAGGGTTGTCCACCGCATCCACAGGAACGCCCTTGCCATATTTAAAATCAATAACATGCAAGGTGTTTCCACCGATGATAATGCAGTCGCCGGTGCCGAAGCCTTCTGGAACTATGTGCGAATAATCAAGCGTGGTTTCGATAACTATATGAGGTCTGCTTGCGTAAGAGTGAACAACACTTTGAACATATTCGAGATATGTATCTGTGTGTTCCTGCATTTCTTCCTGGTAAAGCTCTTCTTTTTTAAACTTATTCATCTTCGCGGCGAATGTTTTTGGGCCCATCGGTTCGATGAAATGTTT